AACAACGCTAATAAGCAAGCCCCACAGGTATATAAAGACAAAGGACTGAAAATTCATCACAGCAACCTTTGTACAGAAATTATGCTTTCAAATGGTGTTGACGAATCTTTTGTTTGCGATTTGTCATCACTTAACTTTGAAAAGTATGATGAATGGAAAGAAACAGATGCAGTTGAAACACTTGTTTATTTTCTAGATGCAGTAATGACTGAGTTTATCGACAAAACAGAAAATATGGTATTCATGCAACATCCAAGAAACTTTGCTATTAGACAAAGAGCTCTTGGTATTGGTGCACTTGGTTGGCATACATACCTTCAATCAAAGATGATTGCATTTGAGTCAATGGAAGCAAAGTTTCTTAATACACAAATCTGGAAGTTTGTTCGTAATAGAGCAGATAAAGCCACTGAACAACTTGCAAAAGAGTATGGTGAACCAGCATTATTAAAAGGTTATGGCCGCCGTAATGTAACAACACTAGCTGTTGCCCCAACAACATCGAGTTCATTTATTCTCGGTCAAGCATCTCCTTCTATTGAACCTCTTAACTCAAATTACTTTGTAAAGGATTTAGCTAAGGGTAAGTTTACATATAAGAACCCTTTTCTAGAAGCATTGTTAGAAAAGAAAGGTAAGAATACTGATGCTGTTTGGAAAGCTATTCTTGTTAAGGGTGGTTCGGTGCAGCATTTAGAGTTTCTTACTCAAGAAGAAAAGGACGTGTTTAAGACATTTGGTGAAATAAGCCAGAAAGAAATAGTTATTCAGGCTGCAGCTCGTCAAAAATATATTGACCAAGGTCAGTCACTTAACTTAATGATTCCACCTAATACTAAGCCAAAAGACGTTAATGAGTTAATTATCTTTGCTTGGGAGAATGGTATTAAGAGTCTTTATTACCAGCGTTCAGCTAACCCAGCGCAAGAATTAGCTCGTTCAATCTTAACTTGCTCTAGCTGCGAAGCGTAAAACCTGGTTGTTTTTTATTGGTTTGGTAATATAAATATTGTTGCGGTCTAACTTACTATAATAAACCGCAAACTAACTATGAACTATATATCAAAACAAGATCCATTTTCTCTCATGGATCAATTATTCGAGAGAAACTTAGCACGTCACCCATTCTTTTGGGGGGACGTTTCACGTACCGGAGATACGGTAAGGTTTAAAGAAGGCGATGATCTTACAGTTGAAGTAGATCTACCTGGTGTACCAAAAGATAAAACTAAAGTCACCGTTGAAGGTAGATTAGTTTCAATTGAAGGTACACGCAAATTAATTCATAAAGGTGGTGAGTCTGAAGAAACATATAGCCGTAGCTTTACCGTGAACAATACATACAATATTGACAAGGCAAAAGCAACTCAAGTTGACGGCGTTCTCACATTGGTCTTTCCGAAGAACAAGGTGGAGAATGGGGGTAAAAAGTTAATCGAAATCTATTAATTGTTTGTATAAGGGGAGAGAGAAATCTCTCCCCTTTATTTTACACCATGGACTCTTCTTGATGCAGGCACCGGACCTGTATTTTGATTAATTTCTTGTGCATCTTTTCTTACTTCAGAATTTGCATCGTGTAGAGTAAGTGGTAAGTTTCTAAAAATATGTGAATGCTCACTAATTGCAATTGCGTCAGGTGAACTTGGACCGGCAAGCAACACTGATATTGGTGCTGTAATATAACCGTTAACTAAACCTGTAGTCAAATCTGCGATGCAAATATTGGTGTTGCCATTATTGGATGCAGCTAAGAAACCTAAACCAGGAATTTGACTAATTAATGACTGCAATGTATCGGTTTGTAATTGACCAGGTAATGGTACGTTTATTGGACCAATTACTGCTAAACCACCAAATGCCGTGTTCTCTTGCATTGTACCAAATGTTGTAGTTGCTTGTGTTACTTGATACTCTGCTGGAGCAGTAACGTGCTGCACAAACAATTCACCTTCCACTGAAACTGAACCACCAACGACAACGTTATTCGTTACACCTAAACTATTTTGAATCAATATTTGTTTCTGTTTAGTATTTCTTAAACTTAAAATTTGTGCTGAAATATTAACTGTCCCAGCGTTAATATTAACTTCATTTTCGCTTGATATATTAACTTGTTCACCAGTTACATTGGTTACAGTACCTGTAATGTTTGTTGGTCCTAATGACTTTAAGTTTAATCCACCAGCACCAACCATTACGTTATATCTGTTGCAAACGTTTAGAGTGTAATCACCACCTGGTAAATCCTGTACATGTACCAATTCAATCAAAGGACTTGCACTGTAATCGGTATATGTGCCAAGTGTATCAATTAACATTTCACTTGGTACCATTTTACCTACATTATCAAAACGAATACTACCAAAATCATTAACAACCATACCAATAGTTTCAATTTTATGTTTAGCTATTTGTATAATTTCGCTACCACCGATACCTAAATTTTTTTCAATTTCAGTCAATGGAGATATAATAGCTTCTGTTAATTCTTTAATTAAAGCCTTTCGAGGATCTGGAACCCAAACACCATCTTGAGAAGAAGTACTTTGACCTGGTACCCCGGACCATACTATTCCACTTTCTTGTGTATAGTTACCTAAACTTGGAAACACTGTTGGTGTAGCAGGTAACGATGGTAACTTTAATAAAAGAGGACCGTTAACAAGACTTGATGATACGTTTAACTGAGCTTCTAAAATTTCAGTTTGAACCCCAATTGAATTATCATTAATTGAGTATAAAGTTTGATTTATAGCGGGGTGAGGTGCAGGTGTACCTATTTTTGTTTGCAACAAACTATTCCTTTTAATAACAACATGACCTAACTGGTCTACTACATTGTTCGGTGTTGTTCTTTGAATTTCAAATAACTGTTTATTATCTTGAATTGGTGTGTATAAATCTTTCCAATCTTGAAATGCTTGTGCAGCACTTAAACTACCCACTTTTAAATATCTATCTCTTAAAATATTTTCATCTAAACTTTTACCAACATATTCATTTTTAAACCCCCTTACAGTTTCATAATCATCATTAAGTACCAATTTTTGATTATTATTTGTAGCTAATTCAATTGTAGCAGTATTGTTAAACTCTTTAAATGAACCAGAGTAATGTGTAAATTTTATCTTTTCATTTAAATCCGTATTAGTAATTTCTACAGTCCCACCTTTTTGATTTATAACGTATTTGTTTCTATATGTTTCAACATTTACATCATGAGGAGTATTTGAACTATTTCTATTTTCAAATGTTTCAGGGTAATCAATACCAGGATTATTATAGTTATTGTAAATACCTTGCCAATCAGTAATACCATGTGATACAGCAAAATAAACTGGTAGTGCCGGGTTACCATCAATAAAGAACACCCAAACGTGAGCACCAACATCAGGGACACCAAACGTACCTTTTGCTCTGTTCGAATACGTGCTCGGTACATATTCGTAAGCTAACGGGTTAGGGTTGTTTATATTATTTACCGGATTGACAAATGCATCAGTAAGACGATTTTGAGGCAATTCAAAAAATGCACCTGGCTTACCTGGGGTGTTAAGAGCACTTGATGTTGATTGAGAAAACGAGCTATAAAAATTAGCATCTGAAATGTTAGCAAAGTTATTATAGTTATTAAAACGACCTGAACCATCTTCACTAGTAAGTGGAGCAGCACGTTGGGCCCAAGGTAAGACAACCTTCAACTCCTCAATAATTGGTGTCAAGCCTTCTGTTGTGCCGTTTGTACCAGATAAAGATTCTTGGATAGTGTTATCAATATTACCACCAATAAATCTAAATTTTTTGTTTATTCTATTACCAACCCAGTTCTTATAAACAGTGGCCGAAACATGCGGAACAAAAACTTTAACTTTGCCTGCACGATCTGGATCGTCATTCTGTACAACTATACCGACGTAATTACCGTAAAACTTTTTGAAATCTTTTTTAGTGATCATGCTGAATAATAATATGTGATTGTATCTATAACTAATACATTTGGTACCGGAGATTGTTTAATTTGGTTAACAACAAGGTTTGAATCTATAGTACTACCTAACATACTTGCAATAGATGGGACACTAGCATTTATTGCATTTTGAGCTACAGTGCTAGCTAACTGTTGCGTTTGAGTGTTGTTTTCTGCTAATTTTTTAATTTGGTTATTTGATGATATTACAGTGTTTATTTGTTTTGCCATGTTAGCTTGAACAGTTGCAGTAATCGAACTAACTTTTAAAATGCTTGAAACATGCCCGGAAATTAAATTTAATTCTTGCTGCACCAACGAATTCACACCTTTACTTTGATTACTAAAAAAACTTGAAACCCTTGATAGTTGAGATGTGACGGTTGAACTTACAGTTGCTGGCAAATTTAAAACCTTACCAACAACAGTTACAGCAGAGTTTATTGCACCCACTGCATTATTAACTGCGTTTTGTATCAACCCCGTTGCAATATTAGTAAACCCGTTTATAGAATTCTGTAAAGTATTACCAATAAACCCTACAATATTTCCAGGAGCTTTTGTTACTACGTTGTTAGCTAAAGTTGATAACTGTTGCTGCAAAGGGGTTAATGCAGCTGTTAAACTTGCACCTATCTTTGACAATTTACCCGCAATATCTGAAAATGAAGGTAACGAAATTTTTGAAATATAAGTTTTTAATGCTGCCAATGAGAGTGGTAAAGTTGGTAACTTAATTCTGGGTATAATTTGCGGTAACTGGAATTTAGGTATAACTATGTTAATTTTGAAACCTAAAATTGATATAGATGGCATATTAATATTTAACAGAACATTGATTTTATCAAACAGTAGTTATAATATCAGTATGTCACATAAAATCCTTGTTTCACACGAGTCTCCAATAACATTGTTGCAACAGTCATTATCATATAATGACTATGATTACGCGTTAGTACATTTATTTGAAAAGTTCCCAACATATTATGATTTTTTTAAGTCGAGTATATCCACTGGCCGCAGCGTATTACTCGATAACAGTATTTTTGAACTCGGCACGGCTTTTGACGGTGATAAGTTTGCAAATTATATCAACGAGTTAAAACCAAGCTACTACATTGTACCAGATGTACTTGAAGATGGTTATGCCACAGTGCAAAGCTTTGCACAATTTGCAAAGAAATACACAAACTTGCCTGGACTTAAGATTGGTGCAATTCAGGGTAGATCATTTGATGAATTGCTTGATGTTTACAAGTACATGAGTGAATATGCTGATTATATTGCAATCAGTTTTGATTATTCGTACTATCTTTACACAGGTAAGGGTAAAACAAAGCTTGAAAGATATTGCTACGGCCGTCAAAAATTTATTAATGACCTTATCAACGAGGGTGTTTGGAATTGGTCAAAACCTCACCACTTACTCGGCTGCTCACTTGCTAGAGAATTTAGATATTATGTAGATAAGAACATTGTAAATATTCGTAGTGTTGACACTTCTAACCCAGTAGTTGCTGGTTTGCAAGGTCTTCGATATAATGGTGATCTTGGTCTTCAAGATAAGCCAAGCGTTAAACTTGCTGACTTAATTGACACCACTGTTACAGATACACAGTTACAGGAAATTATGTATAATACAATTAAGTTCAAAGAAATTCTAAAAAGATGTTAATTGCATTTACAGGAGCTCAAAGTTCGGGTAAAAGTACTCTTCTTGCTAAAATGCAGGGGGATAAATTGTTTAGCGATTGGATTTTTGAAGCTGAAATAACAAGAGGGTTAAAATCTAAGTATAATCTCAGCATTAACGAAGATGGTGATAATTTTACTCAAATTATTACTATTCATAGTCATGTAGATAACTATTTGAAGAATAGGGGTAAGAATTGTGTATTTGATAGAAGTTGTTTAGATGCTTTAGTTTATACTACTTACTTGGCATATACAAATAAATGTGATAAAGAGTTGGGTTATTATGCTGAGTATATTTGTAAAAAACTTTTGCATCAATATGATATTATTTTTTATACTGACCCATCTATACCTTTAGTTAATGATGGTGTGAGAAGTGATGATGTTAACTTTAGAAACAAAATTATTGAATTGTTTGATTTTTATATTGAGCAATTCAAAATTAACAATGTAGTAAAGTTAGTAGGTACAGTAGAAGAGCGTTATGCTATTATAAAGAAAGAGATTGAAAATTGTAACAAATAAACTATAATAAAACCATGAGCAATTACCAATTAGATAATTCGAATATTAACGTTCACTTAGGGAAAACTTCACAGTATAAGAATACATATGACAATACGTTACTTGTAAGAGAACCAAGGCAGAACAACCGCACTTACCTGGGTATCCAAGATAGTAATTTACCTTTTGTTGGTTACGATACTTGGAATGCATATGAATGTTCGTTTTTATTAGATAATGGTTGCCCGGTGGCTGGTGTAGCTAAGATTTGTTACCCAGCAAGTAATAAGTACATTGTTGAGAGTAAGTCTATTAAGCTTTATTTTAATAGTTTCAACATGGAGAAGATGGGTAATAATGTACATGATGCAATGCTAAAGTTTACTCGTACAGTAAGTAAAGATCTTGGTGAAAAGTTAGAAACAAATGTAAATGTTGGCTTTATCCCAGGTTTTATTTATGACCAGTCTGAAGCTAGTGCCTATGGGTTTTATAACAAATACACGTACGTTACTTTGGAGAATATTATTGACGAAAAATCTTTAATTAAAGAGCCGTTCCTCATCTATAAAGAAACAGGTAATATTTTAACTGAACACGAATTAGAAGTCATGACTGATCGCAATGGTCAATACTTTCATTCTGGATTACTTAAGAGTAATTGTCGTGTAACGAGCCAACCAGATTGGGGTGATGTATATATTTACATCAACTCACGCTACAAGGTTAATAAGCTATCTCTCTTAAAGTATATTGTCTCATTTAGAGATGAGTGCCATTTTCATGAAGAGATTTGTGAATGCATTTACAAGCGTCTATACGATATTTTCCAGCCAGATGAATTGTTTGTTATGTGTTTGTATGCACGCCGCGGCGGTATTGATATTAACCCGGTAAGAGCAAGTAGTTTAAATCTATTAAACACGTTTTGCACGAACTTGCTTGATGTCAATAGCCCACATGTGAAAACATCGAAGCAGTAAGAATAAGAAACCCGGTGTTGTTTCCAACACCGGGCTCTTTTTGAATCTTCGCCTTTGGGACGTATTAGAAGTATACAGCAGCTGTAGCTGGTGTAAACGACTGACCGATACCACTAACGAGGATGACGTGATAGTAAAGACTTGCACCGAAGATGTTGTCAACCACACCATAACGTGTGAGTAAACCAACTCTTGGAGCGAAGTCGTTCTGACCAATCGTGCGCTGAACCATAACAGGAATGTATGGGCAGTAGATGATACCTGTATCATAGAACTCTGGGCCCTTGTAGCCTAATAAGGCGTAGTCTGGGCGTGGGTTCGTTGTACCGTATTCGCCGGCCATATAATTGCCGTCGGTACGTGTATCGCGGTAGACGTTGAAGCGACCACCGAGGTTACCTACCTTAGCAACGCCTACTGGCTGCGTATTGACATTACCCTGAACTGGTACCCATTGGAATTCAGGTAACATTTCAAGAATAGCTGCAACGTTTGGTGTAGCAACTACGAAGTTAGCTGCACCACGACGGTTACGAACTGCAATACGATTTGCTTCGATAATAACTCTCTGGTAGAAGTCACGGTTACGTTCTACTAACCAGCGGCCGTCAGCTGATGCTGGCGACCACACAGAATAGCCGTTGCCATAACCTGCGTTAAGAGCAATCTGGAGCATTCTGATTAACATTTCACGGTCGATTTCAGCCTGAATTTCGTACGACATAGCGTTCGTTAATTCAGTATCGATATCAATACCGTTCATGTTCTTTAAGTCCTGTTCGAGTTCAACTGACCAGTTAGCACCTAAGCGTCTTGTACCTGCTTCAACAGCTGTCTTTTCGAACGTAACTTCGAATGTAGGAATTGCGTTCGTTAATTCGTAGTTTTGTAAGAGAGCAGCAATGCCTTGGTCAACACCACCAGCGGTAATCCACTGTGTGAGCGAGCCATAAGCACCCTGGGTACCTGAAAGGTAGCCAGCTGTGTTACCGGTATAAGCCGTTTGTAAGTACTGATATCCAGCTTCCTGACCAGCAGCTGAGGCTAATGTGCCTGGCTGACCTGGAGGGAAGTTTGTGCCTGAACCTGCACCGTCATTCGTTCCAAGGGTTTGACCCGTGTAACGGTAACGTAATGCAAATGCAAGGCCTACTGGACCTGCCATTGGTTGAACACCAACGATCTCGTTTGTGATTAATTCGGGGAATGTACGTCTGATCATCGGAATCAAGATCTTTGGAAGACGGAAGTCACCCGTTGCGTACGTGTCTGTACCTTGTGTACCAGTAACTGTTGTACCAGCATACATTGTAGCTGCATTACCAACTGCACCTGGGTTACCAGCACGGTTAATGCCAGATGAACCTGGGTTGTAGTTTGGACCTGCTTCACGTAAGCACCATGCTTCTTGGTTCTCAAGTAACATAGCTGTGTTTAAACGTGTGTGATCGTCTTCGATTGGTGCAACATTCTTTGAGGAGTAATCGAGCACTGGTGCCCACTTCTCTAATAATGCTGCTGCTCTTGTTTCGTCGATATAGGCCTGTGTAGGTCTAATTGATTTCATGTAATTTATTTTCCTTGATTAATCTCTAATCATCGACCCCAAGGTACTTTCGTACCAGGTAACTCAGGATAAAACCTTTTAAATTGTCTCTTAGTACTTACTTAATTCTGTTAAGTAAGGAGAAAGTTGTGCACTTTCAGAAACTACTTCTTCAGTTTGTTCTGAAACTACTCTATCAACATTTGTTGATTCTGATAGTGCTTCTTCCTTTAAAGACTCGAGTCTGCTATTTGCCTTTTTGTCGAATAACTTTAATGTGTAATCGAAGTTTTCGTTAATGAAGTTTGGTGACTTATTAGCGAAGACCTTTTTGATGTACTTCTTTTGTTGTTCGTCAAGATTTGCAATGCGTTGTTCGATGAGTAAGTTTACCTTAATGGTATCTAACTCATCCTTTAACGATGCATTTTCAGCAACGACAGACTCAAGCTTCGTGGAAGCTTCATTTATTTGCGCTTTGCCATCAAGAATTGCTTCTTTGATGCTCTCTTTTTGAAGGGCAGCATCGATGGCTAAATGGTTTCTTAGATTCTCTAATACCTTGATTGCTTTCTTATTGCGAACAGCTTCCTTAATTTCAGCTGCTGGTACTGATTCTTCTAAGTAAGCATCTAAGTAGTCACTAATTGATTCTACTAATTGTGCTTTAAAATTCTTTGCATCTTCATTGAGTACGTTCTCGTACTTACTAATGACCATCTTTAACTTTTCAGCTCTATCATTATCGATAGCTTCAACAACTCTTTCTAACTTTGCTGAATGATCATTATCAATGGCTTCTAATAATTTTGTAAGCTTATTGCTGTAGAGCTCATCTTGTTCTGCTAAAGCTTTTTCAACCTGTATCTGTACCTTTGCTTCAACTTTACTGTTGATAGCGTTTTGAATTTCTGTCATTGACTCCGGGGATAAATCTTTTAGCGTATCCATATTAGAAAATGTTGTTATTATTATTTATTATTTTGCGCTTGATTTTTTCATCAACGGCTGCTTTTAAATGATCATTTGCATGTTTATTTCTTTGATCCATGACAGCAGCAATAAACTTTCTGATTTGTTCCTTCATGTTATAAATTATTTATAAAGTTGATAATGGACCTACGTAAATACTCGTCTTTATTCTTTGTTGGTAATGTGCTGATATTACGTTCAAAGTTATCATATTTTTCTTCAAAAGATCCATTCTCTGCTAATACATATTGCTTACTTTCTAAAATTCCATTAACAAAAGCTTTAGGAAAGCTTGGATCAGCAACGCAATCAACAGCTACTAATCTAAAGTTCTTAACTCTGTTATTGCCGTTAGATTCTGAAACTAACATACCCAAACCTCTTGTACTCATACCAACCTTTACACCATCTTCAATTAAGCTACGGACAATTAAGCCTGTTGGGGTTGATAAGATCTTACTCTTACCGAAAAACACGTTACCATCTTGCTTTAACTCTGTGACAAGGTGGCAAGCTCTGCCTAAATCAACATCTGCTGTTGTTGGGTGGTTTAGCTCACCCATTGAACGACCTGGCTTAATCATTTCCTCTTCGTAACGCTTTACTTCAGAAATCATTTCATTAAGCGAATAGATTCTCTTGTTTCTATTAGCACCTTCAGCCATCATATATGGGCCTTTAATGAAAAAGTTTCTTGGTTGATTTACATTCTTTTCTTCAACAATATACTCAAAATCGTTATTGTTTGTTGGCGTTTCAACGATAAGTTTAAAACTCATAATATTATTTATGTTCTCACGTGTTTAATCAACGGATGCCAAGTTCCTTTTCAGTTAGTATAATGAATTGGTAACCTTTCTTTTCAGCCCATTTTTTAGCAGCACCCCACTTAGCCTGGTTTGTTATCCAAGTTACTTGCTCATACAGTATTGTAGACTTCTTTTTATTACCATGCGCTAATGGTTTAGCTACTTGTTTGCTTGGTTTAATTTCAATTAGAAACTTTTGTTTATTACCATCTTTATCTTTGAATACTACAAAGTTATCAACAAAGTATCTATGTACTTTGCCGTCAACTGGACTAACGTATGGTATAATAATATTTTCACTACCCCAAGCCAATATGTTTTCGTTCATATCTGCCCATCTAAAAAATCTTAACTCCCAACCAGACCTATATATGGGATAATTTGAACCAATATACTTTACACCATTTTGTGGTTTATATATACCCTGCTTAAACTTTGTTTCCATCACTATTATGCAACAAAGAATTGTGGTGGTTCATTATCACCCATACCTGGTGCGCCTTCGTAGAGTCTTTGTTCGAGTTCCTTCTTTTCATTTAAACCTTCCTCTAACATATTAGCATTTACTTGACCACCACCGAATAATGCTGTACCAACAAACTTACCTCTAATTCTACCTAAAGTAATTTTGCACAATGCTAATGCATACTGATAGACCCACGGTTCTTTAATTACATCTCTCAATGCTCTTTCAACGTAGCATTGTAAAACACCGTAGTACTGAGTACTTTGTCCTTCGTTGTAACCTGGTTGCGGGTACAATCTTAGTAATTGAGTTCTATCATCAAAATCCCAAGATGGTTTTGTAGCTAATAACTTCTCTCTATTCTTTAACCAATCCTTTAATACATACCAACTTACCAAATCAAAGCCATAATTACCCATGGCGTAGCTGAAATAGGTTTGCTGTGCTAATGTTTGTTCAATTGTGAATAATGTATTGATACCAGATGTTGAACCTTCTTCAAAGTCTACAACAGCCATTACCTTTCTATAGTCCATTACGTCATAATCAAAGCTGTTTAAGTAAATTGGATTTGGTGTAGAAATTGTTGAACCCAACTGTGTGATGTTGTTTGTTAAACTTGGTGTAAAGTATTGATCTAAAGTTCCTGATAAACTCTGATCAATTAACATATAAGCAGTTAATGGTATAACAGTATTTGCAAACATACCGTATTGGTATGCAGCCGACAATGCTGAAATGCTAGAAAAATAACTACCAGGAATTGCACTATTGGCTGTATAAAGATTTACATTGTTGTCAATATACTTGTTGTAAAGTGGGTTGTTTGTTTCTAAACTATTTGGGTCGTTTGGATTAAAATCGTCATTGTTTAACTGAGCTAAATAAGAGTCGTTACTTTGTGCTGTAAAAAGAGCATCAAGCTTTAAACCATAATTTTGAATGTAAAGATCGCTGTTAAAAATGAGATACTCTCTTGTATAGCCAGCAAACTTAGTAAACATTTCACAAGCTATACTAATATTATCGTTTATTTGATCTATATGAAGCTCTACGTTAATTGAAGGGTAACCAAGAGATCTTAGTATTCTTTTACCAAGTAAATCGAACGATGTAATCTTACTAGAAAGATTAGTACTTTGAAATGCCGAGATTGGTGTTATTTCGCAACGATTTGGTACTGGCATATGTTATATTTAAGTTGTTGGTGGTGGAGTTGCTTCAGCTCCAGCCGCTGGGGGAGCTTCTGTTCCTGCTGCTGGTACTTCACCTGCTGGAGCTGCTCCTGCTGCTGGTGCACCAAATGGTGGTGGAGTTTCTGCACCACCGGTAGTAGCTGCAGGAGTGGTACCCCCACCTTGAGCACCACCCGTAAATTGATCTCTCCAATTTGGACCACCAGTTGTAATCTGGTTTAATTCCCACTCTAATTCTTTATCTTTACGTAAAAACTCTCTATTAGCTTTAATATCGATATCGTTCCAACCTAATAGTTTCTTTTGTGCGTATGTCGGTGAAATAAATGGGTTGGTAGCTAGATTATTAAAGTTTGTCACCTTTAATTCTAGCTTTTGATTTTCTCTTAATTCATAAAAGTTTGTTGGTACGTTTAACTCTATATGAAGGTTATGTTCTTTAAGTTCGTACTTGTCAATAAGACCCTTTAACTTTAAATGTGTAATAAATCCGTTCTTTAGACCACTAGCAAAGTTTTGTTGTAAACGAATAATGAAACGAGCAAACTTAAGTTCCTCTCTCAATATTTCATTACCATCTTTAAACGAACTTTGTTCATCTAACCTATTGGTTGGTACCTTTAATGCTTTGTATAACTTTCTAACAAAGTACATTAAGTCAGTTAACTCACCTAAATTTTGACCACCAGCTAATTGAGTAACTGATGTACCTTCACTACCAGCTCTCTTTGCAAACCAGAAACTATCAAGCATGGATTGTGGATTGAACTTCTGGACTGGGTTAACTGATTGGTTAACGTCAAATGTCTTTTTACTCCAATATTCCTGAATTAACTTACGAAGGTAAGCTTCAGCCTTTGGTGGTGCCATATTACCAACATCGACATTAAATACTAGACGTTCTGGAGCTCTTACTAAACGGTAAATAACAATACTATCTTCAATTAATGAAAGCTGTCTATAAGCTCTTCTACAGTTTTCAATAAATGGTAATCTAAATGTTTTGTCTTGGTTCCAAATACCAGAATTGATATAAGTAATCTGATTTTTATCCATTGGGATAAATTCATACTTTTCAATCTTATTAGGCTTATTTGGATCAAAAATTGGCTTTCTTAAAATATAGCCTTTGATAATCATATTTTGAATATTATCAAAGATTGGGTCAATAAGTTCTGTTGGTAACTGAACGGCGCCTAAAATACCTTCTTCTGGAAAAGATTTGTGAATAATATGTTCAAAGTATAATTCACCTTCAATTAATAGTTGTCTAAAATATTCCCAACCTTTCTTTTCCAATTCAAAGTTATTAATATACTTCTTAAATTCATTATCGATTTTATGCTTATCGTGTTCCTCTAACTCAATATTGCGAAAATGTAACTTAGCTACATTACCATGCTCATCTTTGTTTACACATTCATCACAGATTTCATCTAAACAATCTGAAACTTCAGCAAAGGCAGCCATAATTCTATAGTCAAGAATTCTTGGACCCTTATCAACCTGAATATTAGCATATACTAAGTCATTGTAAATACCACCTTTTGCAATCTGACCGGAAGGTGTATTATTATAATCGTTATCGTAAAATATCGATTGGCGTGCTAATGCTTCAGTTCTTCTAGAACCTGTGTCTTGGAATACCTCATATTTTGGGTTTAACTGCCCAAGCACAGCATTAAGATCTAATGACTGATAAGGTAACTTATTGGTGATGTTCTTAAAGAAACCTGTAGCATTTACACTTTTATTGTCAGCCATTTGAATTATTTAATAATAGAAAGAGTAAATCTATATACAAAGATATATAGATTTTATAATATAAGGTTCCTATATAAGGAACGAAAACTTAGCTGGCAGTATTTGAGACTGGTGCGGAGACTGGTACTTTTGCAAGTGTTCCAGTGCTACAATTATTGATGGTGAATGGATAGTTTATCATAAATTTTTATTAGGAAAAATTAATATTTACACTACTTGTTGTTGCATTAATGCCATATGTTGTATCAGTTATTGTACAATTAATAGCACCACCTAACGGAGATGAATAGTTTGAAGAT